TCTGTCTGGGTTCCTCCTCGACAAAACGGCGGTGTTGCGGCCACACTGCCGCCTGCATGGACATTTTTGAGAGCGAAACATTGGAGAGTGACCGCATGGCCAATGTGACAATAAACTACCAGCCCACGCCGAAGCAGGCGATGTTCCATGCCAGCAAGGCAAACGAGATTTTGTACGGGGGAGCGGCAGGCGGGGGAAAACGAAGGCGCTCATCATGGATGCGTTCTTCCGTTGCCTGAAGAATCCTGGAACAACGGCGGTTGTTTTCAGACGCAGCTATGGTGAGCTTGAAGACACAGACATCAAAGAGGCACAGAGTTCCTATCCGGAAAAACTGGCAACCTACAACGCAGGCCGACATGAGTTCCGGTTGATTAACGGGAGCAAGATCCTGTTCCGGCACTGCGAGAACGAGGCCGACCGGTTCAAGTACAGCGGTATTGAAATACAATTCCTGTATTTTGACGAGCTGACATCCTTTGAACAGGTGATATATGACTTCATCAAGACTAGGTTGAGAGCGAAAAAAAGTCTTGGAGTGGTGCCGATTGTACGCAGCGCATCGAACCCCGGGAACATTGGTCACGGCTGGGTCAAGAAGATGTTTGTTGACGCTGGCCCCTATATGGAAATCCAGGAGCAGGAGATCTATTCCGAGACGCTGCATAAGACGAAAAAGATCAGGACACAGTACATCCCCGCGCTGGCAACAGAGAACCCCTTCATCACAGATGACTACATCTTCGAGCTTGAACAGAAACCGGAGGCGCTCCGCAGAGCGCTGTTGAACGGTGACTGGGACAGCTTTGAAGGGCAGGCGTTCCCTGAGTTTGTGAACAAGCCGGAGCACTACGTTGACCGGAAATGGACGCATGTCATTGACCCGTTCACGATCCCGTACGACTGGCCGAGGTACATGAGCTTTGACTACGGATACTCTGATCCGTTTGCCTGCCAGTGGTGGGCAATGGACCATCAGGGCAAAGCCTACCTTTACCGCGAGTGGTATGGTTGCGAACCGCGCAAAGCCGATACAGGCATCAAGCTGACACCGGTGCAGATCGCAGACGGAATCCTTGAAAGGGAAGAGCAGGAGATCAGGGACAACATCAAGGTCCTGCGGACGGCGGACCCGTCCATCTTCGACAAGAGCCGTGGATATTCCGTTGCCGACCAGATGGCTCCGGGATACCAGGGCCGGACAAAAGGCGTTCTGTTTAACAAAGGTGATAATACACGGCTTGCCGGAAAGATGGAGGTGCATGAGCGCCTCCGTTTTGATGAAAACGGCATTCCGGGCATGTATATCTTCAGCACCTGCCATGACTGGATCAGGACGGTGCCGAACCTTCCCTACGATGAGAAAAAGGTTGAGGACATCGACACCGATGCCGAGGACCATGACTATGACGCGACCAGGTACTTCCTGATGGATCATCCGATGACGGCAACGAAGAAGCCGCCGAGGGTGTACAAGCCGTTTGATCCGTTTGATCGCGGTGACGATGAATGAAGGCGCGGCGGGGACAACGTGCAAAAATAAAAAACAAGGAGGAAGCTCCTGTTTCCTTCCCCGCCCGCTTTCGATATGAGGTGATCGCATGACTGATAAAGAGAACGAACTGCTGGAAGAAGAGATGATCATGGGAGACCAGCCGCTGTCCGAAGAAGAGGAGAAGCTGCGCGACACGATCTATGACCGGCTTGACATCTTCCAGCAGATGAATCAGCCGTATCACGAAGAGGCAAAGAAGTGCCGCCAGATCCTGCATATGGAAGATCCGGACCAGGACGATGTCCGGACGCTGGCACAGAACGGGAAAAAGACGCTCCAGCTTCAGACGCTGAAATCGACCATCAACAACGTGGTGGCCGATCAGATGCTGTCGATGCCGGAAGCCAAGCTTTTGCCGGAGACCGTTGCCATGCAGGAGCATGCGGATGATCTCCAGGATCTTTGCCATTATGTGATCTATGTGGTCAACGACTTTGAGCAGACGCATTACCGGCGGTGTGAGGACTTCTACACGGTCGGCACTTCCGTGATCCAGGTGGCATGGGACCCGGACATGAACTACGGCAAGGGCGAGATCGCGCTGATCCGCTGGCCGGTGGAAGCCTTCCTGTGGGACCCATGCGCGGAACGCTTGCAGGATGCCCGGGCCGTGATGAAGGTAAGCTGGCATCCGCTTTCCTGGTTCAAGGCACACTGGCCGAAGGAAGGCAGGTATGTGAACTCTGACGAGAATGCCTACAACAATGTCGGCATGACGGAGGGCCAGGAGGGCGCGGAGCACCAGAGCGATGAAAAGCGGGCGCTGCTGATCGAATACTGGTGGCGTGAGTACGATTCCAAGACCCGGCGCTACAGCGTGAATGTGGCTTACGCCGCAGGCAACGCACTGCTTTCCGTTGACCGGGATGTGTACGATCACGGGATGTATCCCTTCGTGATGGATGTTCATGACAGCGTTGAAGGTTCCCTCGTTGGTGAAGGGCTCGTTCATGAGTTAGCGCCGATGATGCGGTATATCAACCGCTACGCCGCCTATGCGGACATGAACGCACGGATGAGCAGTAAAGGACGGATGCTTGTACAGCGCGGCAGCGGGATTGACAAGGATGCGCTGACCGACTGGCAGAACGATGTGATCGAGGGAGACCGGATCACTCAGGGCGATGCCTGGAACTGGATGCAAAACCAGCCGTTCAATGCCACGATCACAAACCTGATGCAGATGTTCCAGAACGACCTGAAGCAGGACTCCGGCGCGAACCAGTTCACCCGGGGCGAGACCACCGGGGGCATTGTTTCCGGCAAGGCGATCAACAGCCTGATCCAGGCTGGCGGCAAGGTCGCGTCCATGCGGACGGAACAGTTGAAGTACGGATTCAAGGACATGGTCGAGCAGATCATCTGGCTGATGAGCCAGTATTACGATGACAAGCGGACCGTGCTGATTACCGGACGGGAAGGCAGGAAGGAACTGACGATTGACAAGGAAGCCCTGTTCGGCAAGAAGGGGAAGGGTGCGGTAAACCCGCCGCCGTATTCCGTGCAGATCGAGGTTTCCAGCCGGGACCCGCAGCGGATTGCTTCGCAAAACCAGATGTTCATGGAAGCCTATACCATGAGTGCACAGGCACAGCAGTTCTTCCCGCTTTCTTCCCTGTTCAATATCCTGAACCTGGACGGCAAGGACAAAATCCTGCCGGTGATCCGGGAGAACGAACACTATCAGGAACAGATGCAGGCTTTACAGCAGCAGGCGGAGCAGATGGGACAGCAGATGCAGCAGATGCAGGCTGAGAACCAGAACCTGCGGAAGGCGGTGTCCAGCACGACCAATGCCTTGGCCCAGATGGGCGCGAGGCGCGGCGGTGGTGCCGTTGTCAACCAGACCGGCGGGCCGATGAAGATGGCAGAGGCCGGAGGCGGGCAGAACACATCGAACGCGGTGGTGGACCAGGCGCGGAGTACGCTGGGAATGCCCACCGGACAGGAACTGCCGGTATAAGGAAAGAGCCTGCAACGCTGAGAACGGGAAACCGGGATGCGGACCAAGGCAGGACAATATAGTGACAAGAGCGCCGTGATCTGCGGCGCTTTTGCATATAAAAAACACGGAACAGTGATTTGCTGAACCGCGAAAGGAGATCCGTAATGGATTACGAGGAGAACATGGTCGATATCGAAGATACCGATCAGGAAGCCGCAGAGGAGGAAGCCTTTACCGAAAATGTGACCGAGGAAGAGGAAGAATCCGCAGAAAGCCTTGATTCCCTGAACGGGGACGAGGCTCCCGCCGGGAAGGAACAGCCCAAGTCGCAAGGTACCAGCGAACCGGGATGGTTCCAGAAACGGTGGAACAAAGAGGTCGGCAAACTGACAAGCCAGATTCGTGACGAGGTACGGAACGAATATGAGCAGCAGTTCGCGCCGATCCGGGACAGACTGCTTGAGATGGATGCCAAGGAACTGGTAAGGCAGGGTGAGTTCAAGAGCATTGAACGGGCGAAGGAATACCTGCAACTGAAGCAGGGGATTTCTCCGACAGTGACCCAGGAAAAGCCCGCCGAACAGCCCAGGCAGCAGAACGGACAGTTTGCTCCCAAACAGGACCCGGTGATCCAGGCGAAGATCGACATCCT